CTGCTAAAGATACTATCGAGGGTGTCATCAGCATCAACCAAAACACAAGATGCAAATTGACGAATGGGTGTTCTGACACCCGCCATGACTGGTGTTGGGATGTTGACTCTGTGCTTGCTGATTGCGTCATAATACTTCTTGATATACGATAGTCGAGTATCGATGGGGTAACGCTGGAAGAGTGTAGCAGCAATCATTATATACATCTGCTGTGGTGTCTCGAAGACCTCTCCAGTACTCCTATCTTGTACAAGATATTTATCTACGACTTGACGGAGACCTGCATAGGTATACAGATTATCACGATCATTATCAATGAAACTATCAATAGTATTCCACTCATCTTTGCTGTATGAATCTAAGATTGTATCATCATAGACACCTTTCTCTATACAGTTCTCTACATGGTCTACTATGAATGGACGGTAGTCTGGATGATCACCATAGACACTCTTCCTTAGTGCATAAGATAACAGACGTGCTGCAACGTATTGGTAGTTAGGATTCTCTAGAGAGATCAGATCATTAGCAGATCTAATAAGGATCTCTTGGATATCATCGGTAGTAATACCATCATAGAATTGTATGTTGGCATTCATTTCTATCTGAGATTCAGATACACCTGCGAGTCCTTCGCAAGCAAACTCTACCATCCTATGAATCTTCTCAAGTTTAAGATCCTCATCTCCTCTTCCGTTGCGTTTCTTAACCCTGATCTCTGTCATACTCGTTTCCATTCAGTTAGTTTTATTTTTGCTTGTATACCTTGATAGGTATTTTGTTTAATGATCTTCTGGGGATCGAGACCCACCAGTATCATATCATTGATGTCTTTCTTTGTCACTGCCTGTGGCCAAATGACTACTTTTTCTCCTCTGTCAATTGAGTTGGAGATTCTATCGACGATTTGTCTGTTACGAGGTTCGTTATCATAAACCCAAATATAATCGCTCCAATCACACGACCTAGGATCAAAGTCACTCCCAACCATCGCAACGGAATTATCCAAGAAGAGCGAGTCAATCGGTCCTTCCACGATGTAGATAGGTTTGTCTTCTTTAACATGATTTAATCCAAATACCTTCTGTTTATCTTCATTGAATATGATAGTTATGTATCTCATCGTTGAGTTAGGTAGAAGAGATCTACCTTGCACACCAAACCACTTACCTTCCTTGTCTATTAAAGGAATAATAATACGTCCTCTATCATTCTGGAGACTTTGAAAAGTACCAGGTTTCTTAGAGTTAATCCAAGTTTTAAACCTTTCAGTATAGTATAAAGAGGATAACTTTTCCTGTGGGATTTGTCGTTTCTCTAGATACTCTCTCGCTGCATGTTTTATATTTAGATCAGCGATACTTTCCAAATCTGACACCTTACTACTAAAGTTAGGCTTGGCAGACTTAGGTTTATAATTGGGTGTATGTCTTCCCTTACCAGTAGCACCTGACCTATACTTTTCCAGAATAAACTGGTCATATAGATCAGGTGCGTTGTCCTTAAGGAAGTTACCAAGAGACCTACCCATGCCACAGTTGTGACATTTGAATATATACTCAGACTTTTTCAGAAAAAAATACCCCCGTGCCTTATTGCGGTGCTTTTGACTGTCACCACAGTAAGGACAACGGAAGTTGTATAGTCCTGATTTTACGTTTTTAAACTTGTCTAGTCTGGTATTGAGGAAACGTATGTATTTGTCCTCAACGTAGTCCATGCATCTTGATTAGGTGATGCCTCAATGGTAGCAGATGCTGAACTTGTTGTCAAGTTTTTCATTAACGCTTGTCCTGGGACAGATACCATGAAAGATATAACAGCAAGACCACCAAAGATAGTCCACATTTTCTTTTCCATGACCTGTAAACGTGTATCAACCTTTCGTATGTCTCTTTCACAACCCTTTTTGATTAAATCTGTTTCCTTATCAAGTGTCTTGTGTAGTTGATCTATCTTTTCAAATAGAATATGATCAACCTGACCTTGTGCTGTTATCTTCTCATCATGTACAGCAAGAAGTTGTCCCATCTTTACAGAATTGTCCTGTAAAGTTTCAACGACCCGTTCGAGTCGCTCAAGAATGGCGTTGTTAACGTCTTGCATTACTGATCCGTGAGTGCGTGTTGTCTTTTCTTCCAGTACCACTGGATCACTTCATTGGGATACAAACGCTTGACTTTAATCTTGTTGTGGTTCTCAGGTCGATATATCTTCCTAAGTTGTATCTTTATCTCTGCTGGTGACTTGCCATACAATACATACGCTTCTGCACCATCATATGATATTAAAAAAGGTAGATAGTTTGACTTACCATACCTGTCGGAGGCATCCTCCTTTACTTCTTTTCTTTTATACTTACGTTTCTTCACCTTACCACTGCCTAGCAGAGGATCGAAACCCGCAACAGGACCAGTGGCAGCAGCAGATCCAGAGAATCCACCATTACCAGCACTCATTGTTGGGGCATCTTCGTTAATCATATCTCCTCTAGGAGTGAAGCAACGTCGTCATCTGATCCAACCTCACTTAAAACACCTGGATATTCAGGTAGTCTATTCAGGTAAACCAGAAAGGTTTTAATAAGAGACCAGTACTCCTTCTCTAACTTATACATTAGCAAAGGTATGGTCGCATCACCAAAAACATTAAACAATATTATCAAGTGATTCAGTATGAGATTCACTCGGAGGATGCCAGTCTTTAAGTACCTCTTGAGTAGTCTCTTGAGGTACTTAAACTTCTTCATATCCTCCATGAAATCATCTACGGTTACCGACTGAGGGTTATCGTAGTGTTTAATAGCGAACATCAAATAGTTTTTTTCATTAAGTGTTTCAAAATGCATTACAAAATATACTAATTACTAACTACCGAATGTTACTGTAGCAGCTCCATTGGTTCTCTTGGTTGCAGCACCCTTACTTGTATTGAATATACAACGATACTTGTAACCATCTAGTGCATCAGATGCTAGTCCACTGTAAGCAAGTGTTGCTGTAGTGAAGTCTGCATATGTGATACCAGTGTCTGTGTCGGCAGCGATGTCCACCCAACGGGTAGTAGCATTTGCTGTCTGACGTTGCCACTTGAATGTGATAGTACCTGACTGGTCTCTTGTTGCAGCAGCAACGAATGTTCCAGCTCCACTAGAAGAAGTAGAGTTTGCAGGTTGTGTACCAACTGTGATGACTTCTAATACATCTGCTGCGATTGTGTCGTCAGCCATGTCACCAGCATTACCAGCAGTTGCTTTCGCAGGTGCTATGTATTCTGCCTTGTGACGTGTGTCACCATTGTGGGTTTGGTATGTTTGATACTGCCACCAACCAGGACCAGTGATTCCACGTGTCTTGTTTGAAGCAATGCTTTGCTCTGTAGTATCAACGAATACTAGATCGTAACTTACACTGTCACCACCCTTTACAACATACTCAGCAACTGCCTTTGGTGCAGTACGTCTGATAGCACCAGCAAGAGTACCATTGGTGCTCCCTGCATATACCTTGTGTAATTCTATGGATGTAGTGCTAGTCACTTCTCTTACGAGATAGTTTACGCTGTTTAAGATTATTATATCTCCTACGTTAACTGCGTCAGCTGCATTCTTGGTTACAGTAGCATCACCATTAGTGACAGCAACATTATTGCCAAACGTAGCAGCGTCTATTGTACCAAAGACTGCCATTTGTTTCTCCTCTGAGAATTTAATTTCCTATAATTTATTTATAAGCACTAAGATTCAAGTAGTGCCTTAGAAACAGCAGCAACCAACTCGTCGTCGAGTTTGTTCTCTGTCTTAGCAGCAGCTTTCTTTAGTAACTTGATTACAAAATCTTTTAAAACTGAGTCCAGATCTTCTGGTATCTTATCAACAGCCTTGTTAATGATGCTGATAGCGATAGGCATTAAAAAGTTAATCATGACCAACTAGAGTATAGTACTCTATGTATAAGGTCACCTACCCAAGTATTTACTATCGTGCTCCTGAGTCAAAGCAACAAGACGTTGACGCATTCTCTCAGCAATTTCTTTCTTTACCTGAGTGTCATCAATCTCTACCTTCTCACACGTAGGGTTTTGTGGTTGCACATCTCCCCCTTGTGGATCAGTCTTCTTAAGCTTCTTCTCTTTCTGATTAGTGCTGTTAACCGCAGTAACTGCCTTCTCCTTTATCTCTTGGATGGCACTGCGTAAATTCTTTTTAAATAGTTCGGACATTAGATCCTCTTTTTTTGGGTTAACTATAACGTTACCCTTCTTTTTGGTTTTTAGATAGCTATCCTGTGGAGATTCACCTTTCTGATTAACTTCATTAATCATTATCAGTCTCCGCTATCTTTTTAAGTTCCTCTTCGGTAAATACACCAGAGGCACGTAGTTTATTTATAAGGTCGGTGTCTTCCTTAGCAGTCTTTTTCTTTTTGCTAGGAAACTTTCCATCTACTTCACCTTTCTCATAACCTTTACCGTCGCCATCGTCATCCCACCATCTCTTCACTTTCTTAGACTTCTTAGCTTCGGCAAGTAGTTGTTGATGAAGTATCTCAATGTCGATACCTTCTTTAACAGCCGTCAAGCCCATATCTTCTGGTGCTTTAGCAGTTTTCTCTCCTTTTTTACCGACAACTATATAACGTCCGTCAGCTTTCTTACCAGTGATAACGAAGTCACGTACAACACGACCAATGTTTCTATCTTTGTCGTGCTCACGCTTCTTCTTATCGATATGATCTCTTTCGACAGGAAAACCAGCATATCCTTCTACGATAGGCTCCCATGTATTCATAACTTCTATGACCTTTTCAAGTCCCTTTTTGATCCGTGGGGTAGGAGGTGTTGCTCCTTCTTCCAACGCTATAAGGATTCTCTGCTGCTCTACTTGAGAGTACTCCATAAGAGCAGATGATACAAGCATTTCTAATGTCATTTTCTTCTTAACCTAAAAGAAAGGGTTTCTCTATACGTGATTATTTATTATTTCTGATTTCTGCATTGAAGTCAGAAAACTTCTTGACCGCTTGACCAGGGGTCATATCTTGAAGTGCTATTCTATATGTATCAGTACCTGCCTTCCACGTATTACCACTGCCATCGTCAGCAGAGTAGTTAGACTGGTCCTTACTAGTATCTGCTGCTCTCTCCTGTTCTGGAGACAACTCAGTTACCTCTGTCACATGCTGTAACCAAGCACGTAACTCAATGTTTTTATCGTCCTTCATAATAATGTAATTAGTTCCACGGTGGACAACATGACCACGCAATCCTGTGTCGTCATGCTCTACTAATGCTCCGACCTTAAAGATCTGATTAAGCATATAGTAATCTCTGAATGAATCATAATCTAACTTAGGTGCATAGTCCCAGACAGATTCTTTAACAGATTTCTTTTTAGATGTCTTCTTGTCCTTCTTAGGAGGTACCATACCTGCCTTTACATCAGACATTAGAGTCTTACTGTGCTTCTTACTGGTACCTTTAGGCATACCAGCATGGAATGAGTCATGGTCATCACCAGAAGCATGCTTCCTCTGACCACTAGCACTTAACTTCTCGACTGGATCCTCTGAATTTGGATCTCGCTTACCAGCAGACTTAATCTGAATACTTTTGAAATCATAATGGACTCCATTGTATTTGTTAGTGATCTTCTCAAATTCTTTGACACGATCATCACCTACTACCATAGTTACATGCTCTTTACCCTCATCATTTAAGTCACGGAGTATGTCAAACACATTACGTTGACCTTCATTATTTTGTATTGCGTCCTTATGTCCTTTAAACATTTTACGCATGTGATCAACCTTCTGTTGAGCACCTAAAGGATTCTTCTTATGATCCTGAGACCTAGAAGGATAGATCCTATAGTTACCTGAGTCACCACCATGAGACTTCACTGCATCAAGAAGCTTCCCATGACCAGCATGGGGAGGATTGAAACGACCAAAAGTTATGGCAACATGGTTGTCTGCCTCTTGTGCTTCTTTCTTCTTCTCAGCAGCTGTTTTACCTGCCTTGGTTGCTTCTTTTAAGAATTCTAAAAATCTCATTAACCCCAGTCCTTAGCGGCTGTAAAGTTTGCTCTGGAAAATTCCAGTCTATCGACAAGTTTAAGTGCTGCTCCGTCTTTAATTGCAACAAACCCTTCTGGGTCAGTGGCACGGAGTCCATTCTCTTCTTCAAGGAATGTACCAACACTTTTAATCTTAGTCAATTTATTTATGATCATAATCTTAGCATCCATTAGGTTTTTAAACCCTTCAAGAGCTGAGTTCATTGACATTCTGTTAGTATTTATGTAATTAATTGCTTCTGCCCTACGTTTCCTCCACTCAAGCATTGACTTAGCAGTCTTCTTCTTCGCTATCTCTTTATTAAACTTGTCATCCATAAAACAACAGAATTGTTTTGACATATGTGAAGCACTAGGTACCGTGCCTTCTCGTATCACTTGGTTAAAGTATACCTTAAACAGTGCAGGTAGACTCCACTGTCCTTTACCCACACCCTGTAGACTCCTAACAAAACCACTACCCTGTCTAAAGTTTCTTTCTGCTGCAAGAATAGTCCTGTTAACTGCTGCCTTCTCAACCATTGATAGGTTGGCAGCACCACCTACATTTGTAAACTCTGAAGAGAATACTGCTACCTCTGGTTTACCTTGTAGACCACTGACATCAGCACCAAACCCTGCTGTAAGCTCTTGCATAGTCCTACCAGTATACTCAGTGTGAAATACTATACCCAACTTACTCTTGCCTACCTTCTGTCCCAACTCACTATCAACAGGGATAGTATAGGTAATAGTATTAGGTCTAAAACTATAGTTACGTTTACCCTCTAGCATTATGATTGAAGGTGTTGTCTGAAATAACAGATCACCCTGTAACACTCCCTGTATAGGTAGAGTGGATAGTTTTTGTAGACACTCTTTAAGGATAGACCCCACAGTCGAACCAGCATACAGTCTGTCTGCATCTGCTTCACTGTATACTACCTTTGGAGTGGTCTTATTAAATACTGACTTGGTACCAACGAAGAACCTACCGTCCTGTGGATTCCTACCACATACTATAGCAGGTGCACCGTCCCATTTAGTAGTAACCTTCATACTGGTATTACTATCCCCTTCAGTCAGCATATCTCTAAGTGACTTCAGGAAGTTAATAGAATTGGTTACACCAGCAGTACCACTGTTGAATATATCATCTTCTAAGTGCTCTAGGTGGGTATTCTTTGCCATGTCTTTATTATAGCACGTGCTCTAGGTTAAGGGTGAATGAGTGGTCACTTTATTAATCGGACATCTTATAGTATGGTGCAGACAAACTAGACTGACTCTGAGCATACAGTAGCATGTCCTCAACCAACTGGTCTCTCTTCTTAGGTGTAGTAATCTTCTTAAGGACATCAAATAGTTTAACTACTTGCCACTTAGAGTATAACCAAACAGGTTCTGCCCCTCTGATAGTATCCCACACCTGTTTATCATTAGCACCAGGATTATACTTATGGAATCCACAGAAGATTTCCTTCTCTACCATCTCTCTCTTAGTGGTAACAGTCCTTGCAGCACCAGTTGGTATCTGACATTGACCACCAACATGATTCTTTATTAATAGATTGATAGGTCCTAGGGATATCTTTCCATGCTTTGCTGACTTACCTGACACCTCTCCTTGCCAACCAGTCAACTTAGCACCAGCAAATCCTCTAAACTGTATCTTTGCTCCCGATTTACAATGGACATATCCATCCATAGACTTAGGACTGAATTCAAACCTAGCAAATCCATCTGGATCCTTCTGTGACTTATCAATATTAACATCAACTATCTTTGCATTACCTACCATCTTCTTCAGCGACACACCTATACAAACCTTCTTCTGTATCCTCTCTTGCATACACTGATTCAATCCTCTAAAACTATTCTCTTCTAAGAGACACTTAGCATCAAAGGTTGGAGCAATGAGATACATGTCAGCAGGTGACCACTTGTTAATATCCATCCTCACACCCTCAACCTTCTTCATATCCTTGAAGGCTTTATCTATTGCCTTTACATTCTTTGATCCTCTTTCGTACGTAAACCCAGCACCAAACTCACTATACAATTCATTAGCACCCTTGATACAAGACTCATGCCAGTCAGCAGGTAACGCATTCAATATGTTTTCTATCTTCTCATCCACATCAAACTTAGATGATGCTGCTGATACATTCTCAGGAGTAATGTCATCACTGGTTATACCACCACCCTTCTTTGCTGCTATTGCAGCGTATACACACTGTGCTGACTCAGTTAACCTTGTAAGTGCTGCTCCACCACCAGACTGTTTAGTTTGAGTAGACTTATATACAAACTCAGTCTTCTCATTCTTATCTGATGTGATTATGGTACCAGAAAAACTGGACACCCAATTCTTACCCTTATATACTTCCTCACTTGACTGCCACTTTATACCAGCAGACTTTAATTCCTTCTCAATGTCAGTCCTAAGCTCATGTCTGTCCTTACCCACGACCTTGAGTCTAGTCATCTTACTAGATGAACTCATTACATCAACATCGTATCCATCTAATACTTTATTGACTGCTATTGCTATGTCCGATTCTGTCTGGGCCATAAAAAAGAGGGAGCTAGTCCCTCTTATTTATTAGTGTAGGAGGTTGGGTTTCTGTGTACCAACAAGAGCGAGGCATTACTACAGTAAGTAAGATTTCACTCTGCCTGAGACCCGACTGGTAAGTCGATTCTGACATTCCTGCCAGCAGCACCACCTGTGTCTCGTCACCTTAACCAGCTATATGCCAGAAAGTTTATTCAGTCACTCCTTAGTGTTGCGTCCAACAGATATACTATGCCATAAAAAAAGGGGTCTGTCAACCCCTGTTAGCATTTCCTAATAATGATCCTCTAATCCTTCTTGCGGTGTAGGTTTCCAGTCCTTACCATAATACTTCTCTAGTATGTTATGGTGTGGTGCATCTGTGCCAACTTCAACCTTCTTAGGTGGTGGAGGTGGAAACATCTCCATCTGTATCTCTGGTATAGAATAGGTGTCACCATCCTTTCTATGATGTTGCCAGTAGAAAGTACCATTTTCTTTCTTGTATAGATGGTCTGCCTCATGTGGACTCATGAGTACCATCCTAACTATCTTATCACCCTTTTCAATCACGTTGTCTCCAATCATCAGATCGTTCTTGATGAAACCATTCTACCACATCATTTGGATCTCCGAAACCCCTACGATGATTCTCTGAATCGGGGTCACCAATATTCAGAGAGTTAAGAAAAGACTCGTCAGGATTAGTACTCATCCTACGAGCCGTGTTAAGCATACCTCTCGCTGAGGTATTTGCTTTTGCTAATTTTTGTGCCCAAATTATATCTTCTATACTTACCTCTGCTCCTGATGCAATGTCCTTGCATATTTTTTCCATCCTTAGACGGTATTGGGTTGAAAGCATTTAATATTCTTATTAGTAATATTATATATTCATATGTCACATGGAGATTCATCAAAAGCAAAGTCTACTAGATCTCTATACTTCTTATACAACTCACCCATCTTCTCTTCAGTGCCACGTGACTTCCACATTTGTTGTAGGATGAGTTTCATATCATCCATTGGTACTACAACAGATAGATTACCATGTGTGTAAGGTTCTGCCATTATATGTCACCAGGTGCTCTGTTTTCTGAGTAGTCTACGTTAAACATCTCGCCTGGATATCTTGCTGCTAACTTAAGAGTGTTAGTATAGATAACTTCATCGAGACGTAGACCCAGTGCCAATGCTGCTTGTGCAATGTACCACATGATATCACCCAACTCTTTTTCTAGGTGCTCCTTGTTGGCAGTGTTGTATGGTTTACCTTGGAATTTTAACTTCTTAACTATCTCCATAAACTCTCCACCCTCTGCACATATACCCGATGCAGCAGTATCTAGACGAGAGATGTCACAACCTTGTGCCTTTAACTCATTATATCTTGCCACTAAAACAGCAAAATCTTTACTAGCTGGAGAAGTAACCCTATCTACAAACTGCATGTAGTTGTCAAGGTCTACCTCAAACTTCTTCTGACCTTCCTTCTGATGCTTTTCCTTATCCTTAATCCCTTGAGCAACTCTAGCTTTACTCTTAGGGGCAGTGCCCATCTGCTCCTTTATCTCTTCAGGAGTCTTTGCAGTCTCTTCATAAACTTTTTTTGCATCTGCATCTGCATTCTCTATCTTATCCCTAGAAGCATTAGAGATCTCTTCAGCAGCTTTATCAGCCTCGTAATTGGTACCAGGCTCATTAGTAAGTCTTTCAGTCATTAGATTTTAAATCCCTCGAATGTTTTTTTAGTGTCAGTATTAGGTTCGATATCACCTGCATCGACGATACCATCTTGTGCTCCTTGATCACAATCATACAGCCTCATCTTCGCTCTGTCAATACCCACAACGAATCTCTTATACATTGTGGGATCATTGTATCTATTCTTCAACTGCTTGATCATTATCTGTCCTAGCTCTTCCATTTCCTCGTTAGATATGAGAGCGAGCATAAGGTCAGCAGTAGCAGGGAGTCCAAAGGATTCTGAAGTGTCAGTAAGGTCAGGATCGCTAGACCCGAAACCAGCACGAGTAGTTTGAGTAGCACTAACAATCGGTAAGTTACTTTCGACAGCAAGACCCCGAAGCTCCTCCGCAATCGCTTTAACATAGGTATAAGAGTTTACTATAGTGCCTTTGTATCTGGATGATGCACAGATATTAAGGTAGTCAATGAATATAATATCAGGACTGAATCCTTTCTTCATAGACAACTCATTTAAGAGTGCCTTGAAGTGTCCCACATGTGCTGACGCTGTGGGATACTCCTTGATGATAAGTTTTCCTTGTGTCTTCTTAGTTAACTGAAGCAATTTGGAGGAGTACTTTTCTTTTGTGAGGAGTGGGCTTGTGAGTTGCTGGATTGGGATGTCCAAGAGGTTGGCATCAATTCGCTCTGCAATCTTCTCCTCTGCCATCTCCATTGTAATGTAGAGAACGTTCCTCCCTTGGAGCAGCACGGAGCTAGCGACATGGCACATGAATAAAGACTTCCCGACACCCGTACCAGCGAGTGCGATATTAAGAGTCTTATTAGGTAAACCACCTTTGGTAATCTTGTTAAGATACTCGATATCAAACGGTATCTTTTCTTCCTTCTTGTGATAGAAGTCATATCTGTCATCAGAATCTTTTATGTAATCGTGTCCTACATGTTCATCAAAGCACACGCCAAGAGCTTCCGACATGATAGAAGGAATAGCATCTTTTGTACGTGTTTTATCTTGCCCATCTGCAATCTTTACCGACTCCATTAGGGCAAGGTAAATTGCCTTTTCCTTACACCACTTTTCCGTGGTCTCTATCAACCAGTCGTCATTGTATTGATCCCTGTCTAGGTTGTCAATAAAATTTTCGACCTCTCTATATATCTCCTCTGTAATATCCCGTCTTTTCTCTACTTCTATCTTTAGAGCATTAGGCTCTGGTAGTGTTTCAAACTTATTAACATACTCAGATAAGGTACTAAACAATACCTTATGACTAGGTGACTCAAAGTATTCATCCTTTATAAAAGGTATGACTTTCCTAGTATATGTGTCGTTGAGGATCAGCTTGCTAAGGGTGATCTCTTCAATCTTTAAACTCATGTGTAATGTAAGTAAGTCGTAACAGCATACTTATCCTTATCTTTTGGTGGTAGATACGTGTGTGCAAATGTCCACGTGGATGGGTATAGAAGTATCCTACCACACTTTGCAGGAATTTCAAGGTCTATGTCATTAAAATATGTTGCACCACCTTCTACGTCATTCATATACATGTGTATACCTAGAAACCTCCTTGCAGATGCGTAGTCTCCAACATCTATATGACGATCAAACCTATCATCTGTCTTGTGCTGATACTTATTCATCTTGATTTGCTCAAGTGAATTCTGTCTAGGCCAATACCTTTCACAGTCAATCTCTTTCATATACCTCTCACCAACTGTCTTAATAGAGAGAAGTAGATGCTGATGTAAAGGATCCCATATTCCAGTCTTATTAACCTCACACTGCTCAGTAACATTGATTGATGAAAATCCACACATCTCATTATCAAATCTTGATATAGATTCAAGATCTTTTTCAAAGAGATCTATAGCATTCTTACATAGATTTTCATCTAGCACATCATCATAGGTAATGATATAGTTTTTAAGATCCATAACTAAATTCCTTGGCAGCGCATTCGTCTAATGCTTGTAAGATTTCTGGTGAGAAGTATTTATTGGGGTCTTTATAAACGACTGAAGGATAAACCGAATCATCACCAATGACAATACGATTGCCTTTACGTTCGAATACTCCGTGCTTCTCACCCAGTTCCAGTAGTCCGTAATACCTGTCCAGTCCACGCTCATCATAGTATAATCTAATTGCAACTTGTGAATTCTCCTTTGCTAATCTTGACTTTGCTAATTTTGCTTTGATAACATTACCCACTACCTCCTTACCATCTTTCTCTTTAGACTTACTAAGATAGATGATATTAGAAGCAGCATACTTGAGTCCACTACCTCCACCCATCTCTTTAGTGGGCATGTAAGCACCAACAACATCATAGGTATGGTTAGTCACAATAAGAGGGACGTTTGCCTTACCTAATTTCAATGTTAGGACACGGAAGATAGACTTAACAACCTGTGCCCTTGTCATATCACGTGTCTCCTTACCTGCCTCACTGTCTTCCATCTCCTTAGAGGTGGATAACATACCTAATGAATCAAGTACCATAAGCATAGGAGGTTGATTCTTCTCTGACATATATTTGTCAAGAATCTTAATTGCTTGTGTCCTAAACTCTTGCACAGTATTAACTGGTACCAGTATCATACGACTGGAGTCTATACCTCTAGTCTCAATCAGGTCTTTACTTATCGCACTTTCAGACTCAAAATAAATAACCCCACCATCAGGATTAGATTCGAGGAAATGACGTACGATACCAAGACAGAAAAACGTTTTACCTGTGCTTGATTCACCAGCAATAGCAGTGATTTTGTTTCCTGGAACCCCTTTGTTGATGGATCCACTGACAAGTCCGTTAAAGATGTACGAACCTGTATCGATATAACCACTAGTGTCACCAGCAGCGACACCATCACTAACGACAGCAGCGTATTCATTGTCTATCTCTTTTACTATATCTTTTAAAAAACTCATGACCAAAGTGCTTCTAATGTGTTTACTTTCTCTGCTTTCCAACCTATCGTATCAAGGATAGATTTCAAGGGAGCAAGGAAACTCTTCTCAAATTGTAGGTCATAGTCGATGGATTCGTCAAGCCCAAATTCTGTTGGAAGAGTCTGGAAGAATGAGATTATATTCTCATTAATCTTATTAGGTGTCCGAAGATGTATGTATTTTATCTTCTCACCCTCCTGTATGACAGGATACTTGTGGTGCAACTTCCTCTTCTTAATGTAGAAGTTATATAACAGAGCACCTCTTACATGCATGGGACATCCCTTACCATATATGGTAGCAGAGGATGTATTCTTTGCAATATTATTACAACCACGAGGGAATGCTACTTCCTCTGGGGTCATTGCTTCAAACTTCTCTCGGAAATCCTTGATATATTTCTGAGTTGCTTGCTCACTACCAGTCATTATAACATTAAGTGCCTCCTTAATGGCAGTGCGACATGGTGCTGGTGTTGAAGACTTAACAGCTTCAATACCCATCATCTTTAGTTTGGGTTTGTCATACTGGACACCCTCACTATTCCATACGTTGAGTATATACCTCTTCTTCGCTGTCCATATACCTTTGTTTGCTATATTCTCACGCTTCATGACCATCTTCTGATCATATGCATTTACATAGGTTGCCATTTCTTCATAAGCACTCTCAATATAGCGATCAAGTTCCACATCGCACACCTTTTTAAGGAACCCAAGTGTACTCTTATCGTCCTTCTCTCCACTGGGGAATACAGCTTGTACCAGAGGACCAAGATTAAGGTAAATAGAATCGGTATCACTAGCAATAACATAGTCTTCTCCTTCAGTTTTTAATACGTTGTTTAGATAAATGTTTACTTTGTTTTCAATCCATCTGATTGCTACTTGTCCTGACAAGGTGATCGCTTCAGCGTTCGCAAGATTGTAGTACCTGAAGTATTGGTTACCGATAGCACCGTAGGCAGAGTTAAGTTGGATCTTTCTTGCCATCTGGACATTATTAAACTTAGCAATGTCTCGTCTGAGTTGGTCGGTGGGTTGCTTTTCATACTCTTGCTTTGCCTTAAGCATTTTCTTTTTATAGATTGTCCTTTCATCATAGATGCGTTGCATCATCTGAGGTAGGAATCCGTGGATGTCTTTACGATATTGTGCTCCATTGGCACACACTGCATAATCTCCATCGATTCGTACTTTTCTATTGAGCAGTCCTTCAACTGTGGCAGTTGGATGTCGTCTCTCAACAAGGGTTTCTGGGGAGATATTATACTGCATGATGAGGTGAGGATACAGACTGTTAAGGTCAAAACTAACAACCCAATCGTAGATACCTGGTTTAGGCTCCTTGACATATGCTCCTGCGTACTTGTCATCTTTCTTTGTTTTACTTTTAGGTGGTACTACCACATTGATCTTACTTAAGTCATTATATATCAGTGTGTCCCAGACTCTCACCTGTGAATACACATCTGTGAAATTAACCTTAGCATCATATGCCATAGCAACACACAACTCAATCAGTTTCATCTTGTCTTCCAGTTGGTCAACAAGATCAACGTCATGTATGTTGTATTCTACGAAACGATCCCAATCATTAGTATAGAAATCCTTAAAGTTTTCATACTCACTGTGATCCAACTTCTTATCATCCAACTCAACCATAGCAATATGATCTAGTCTATATGATTCTTGGTTGGTGTAAGTAAACTTCTTATAGAGATCAAGATAGTCAAGGATGTTAACACCAGTGATATCATAAGCAATGTTAGTACGTCCTTGAATGACAATCTCCCTGTCATATACTCTCTTCCAAGGAGACAGAGACTTCTTCCACTTCTCACCTAATATCTTCTCGACCCTACGGCATATGTATGGTATGTCATAGAGGTTACAATTCCATCCTGTAATAATGTCAGGTGTATTCTCTACCCACCATGCTACAAAGTCCTCAAGCATCTCTGCTTCAGTCCAGAAGACACGATACTCGTGCTTAGATTGATACTCACGTGTACCCCACGTGACAATCTTTTTAGTATTGAAATCCTTGATGGTAATGCATAGCATCTCCTCAGCAGATGCTTCTACATCGGGGAAACCATTCTCACATGCGACCTCAATGTCAATCGTATAGATCTTCATCTTAGTCATGTCATAATCTACATCAGAAGTAAACTTCTGAGCAATATGTTGATAGAGAAATCTCTCATACCCATGCACTTCTAAACCAGCAGCATTTTCATACTGTTTAAGGAAGTTACGTGCCTCTCTAGCACCATCAAATTGCTTAGGGTATGCTTTCCTACCATCCAAGGTCTTATACTTGGAAGGTTTCTTCTGGGCATCAGGTACCAGATACATTACTGGTTTTGTCCTCTCTCTATACTGCACAGGTTCTCCATTCTCATACCCACGGTAGAGAACATCATCACCTATTAATGTAAGGTTAGTATAGAAATCACTCACTTTTAACTGCTTCTTCGTACAATTTGGTTACCGTCAAGGATGGGTCCATCATAGTCATAACATCGTCAGATGTCAAGAAGATGTCACGTTGACTGCTGTGTAAGGGGTACTCCTCTAGCACACACTCTGGTGTCACGTAGTAACAATCCTCAATGAGAAGACTAGGCTCCTCATCCATCTCTGTAATCTTACCCAGCAAATAGGTTGTCGGGTGGTGTTTCAGAATAATCAACTTTAGCATCGTCTTTTTTTAATGATTTGTATTTCTCTATTGCTTGCTGCCACCCCTCTATCACATTATTATGTGGGTCGGAGATAGCCACTACTGAATATAGTGTAACAATATTTCTTCCAATTGCCAACGGTGACCAAGGAAAGAATTCCAATTGAATGTCACCTAATGATTCCATGTCAGTCTTTTCTTCAAACATATCCTCAGTTGATCTAAGAATCTGCACAGCCATAGCATTGATAAACTCATATGCTATAGCAGACTTACCTTCTTCAGGACGGATCTCTTTAACGTCAGCTACTACGTCCTCACCGTTTTGCATTCTTACGACCTTTACGCTCATAATCTTTCTCCATTAAGTTATCGAATGTGAATTTTACTAGGTCAACGAAAGCACGTCGAGCAGTAATATTCTTTTCTTCAGCAAGGATGTGTACCATTTGGTTGAACTCATCAGTATACACTGGTGGGATATCAACTGTCAAGGTGTCCTTCTTATTCTCTCTGCCTGAGCAGAGGTTTACATACATGTTCATACAAATTCCTCCCAAGTTGTAATAATATATTTTGATCCTGATAATGGTGGGTTACCACGATGGACATGTGTCCACGCTGCGGGCCATATTGCAAGGGTACCAGCCTCTGGTTTGAGACGTTGTTTCTGATATAAAAACTCTGTCTCTCCTCCTTCCTCTACGGTATTCAAGTATACTGTGTATGCAAGATACCTAAACATTGAATGCCTATCGAATGATTCACAGTGCCAAGTATGGTAACCCTCACCTGGATCTGTCTTTTGAATCTTAAGATCAAAAACACCACCCCTAGGACCACTATCAGTATTAATTCTTCTTAGAATTGAATACTCAGCATTATATTCCTCTAAAAATCTAGATGTAGTGCCAAAGAATTCTTCTCCAAATTTCTTATGAAGGAATGGTAATTCCTTTACCTCTAGGTATTCCTGTAGATCAGGATCATTCAAGAAAAATGAATGATCATCCTTATATAAAGGATCTACACCCTCAGATTCCAACCTAGGACGTACGAATGCAGTATTATTTCTACAGTAATCAAAATGATTTATAACTCTGTCACAAAAGTTTTGTGAAAAAGCATTAGGAAACACTCCTATAAAATCTTTAATCATATAATTTTAGCAGTTCTCGTTTAATCCTTCAACCATGTTGCCACCAATTTCAGCACCTTGATTGCCACCAAACATTGCTACCCATCCTGCAGCCAACCATCCTACGAATGGTATACCACTTACAGCAGGTGCAGCAGCAGCACCAACACTAGTACCAACCAGTCTTCCTGTCTGTTTACCACC